CTGCCGCCAAAAAGTTCTGAGCTGGCGATCTCGATGCGTTGACCACCAGGGCGATATGATTTCGTTTCCGCTTGCAAGCCATAAAATAAGAGCAAGGCCGCCTGTCTCGCCTTCTCTTACTCTCGATTGGATTGTCGCTTGAACGGTGGGAGCTATTTCACGTTTTGCCATTATGCTAACCTCACGGCCTTGGCTCGTATGACTTTCGGGCGAACCTTCGAGATGATGTATCGCTCGGCATCCATAATGTGAAAGGTTTCTTTATCTCTGATCTTCTCGGTTGGATTGCCATCCCGATCTAATTGTCGGGAATAAGCACGTTTCTCATCAAGGTATCGCTTGCACGTCGAAAACACGAAGATTGAATTACTTTTGTGCTGCTCGTAAACTCGATCAATACCGACCTCGACATCCGTGATCGGTGTCTCTTGAATCGGCATTCCTGCGGCCCCGAATTCCTGCCGCCATTGTCCCTCTGATTTTGAACCACCACACCATAATTTGCAACCCCATTTCATTAGATGATAGGAATGATCGCGGGACGTTCGACCGCCTTCGAGATATTCTTTTGTGACATAAAGGTTCTTCGTTTGCGGATCTTCGGCATAGCAGATCGCACCAGTGTTCACACCACCGAAATCAATACCGCCGTACTTGATCCATTCGTCAGGAATTGAGAACGGATCAATAATGCAAAGCTCTTCATCGAAACAATCATATATCAGGCCAGCCGGAATGTCGAACTCGCCACGGTAAAACATATTGACTTTCCACTGTGGCATCGTTGTGACAATGCGATCAAATTCTTCTTTCGGAAACGTGGGATTGATGTAACTCGGGAATTGAATCACATTAATATCTGGATCGCCTTCACGCCAGGGATCGTAAATTCTGCTCTTTATCCAACCTCGGTTGTAAAGTGTCGTCGTGCCAAGCACTCGCCCTTGATAAATCGACAATCGCCTTATGACGGCTTCCCAAGCATCGACAGTGAACTCATCCATTCCACATTCATCAAGCCACGCAGCCTTTGCGGTTGCCGCTTCAAGTCCACCTTCAGCTCGTGCCGATCGCAAGATGATCCTCGCCCACATTGGATCATCTGACTTATTTGCATAAAAACGACCCGACTTCGGATCGCATAGTTCGATGACTTTCGTTCCGGCCCAATAACGGCCCTTCCTTAGTATTCCCTCAAATACCCGCCGCATCTCAGGAAGCATCTTCAGCTTGAAAAGATCGAACGATGACGTTACCGCCAGGTAGTCACCACGACCGCCATGCTTTATTTCATTATCCATCCACCAGGGACCGAACACCGTCTTACCACCTTGAGTACCGGCGAACACAAATGTAAATCTTGCATCCGAATTCCATGCCCGATCCTGGTATTCGTGGAATGGAACCGCTTCGCCATCAGGACCGATAACGTGGCAATCGGGCCACGTCACCATTCCCATGACTGCCCTTCTGCGTTGTGCTTCAAGAAGCGCTTCAGTTATCGCCGCTTCCGTCGCTCTCGGACTCAACACCATTCATCTTTTCCATAATATCAGCAACGAGTTCTTCAAACAGCTCGCTGGCTGGCAAACCAAGTTGTTCGGCTTCCTTGCGCCAATCAATCTCAAGCTGTGCCGGGGCATAGTGGCCTTCGATCTTGGCGACCTCCTGAAGTATCTTAATGCACATGTTACCAGCGCCAAGTTCGCCGCGCTTGGCTAGTGGGTAATAGGACAGGAACAATCTTTCAAGCCTTTCACGATGCGTCAGTCGTGCTTCTTCGGCAGGTTCCTTGATTATTGTTTCAAGACCAGCTTTGTATGCGTTGTAGGCGGCTTGTCGGCTTTTATAATTCATCTGATCAGCAATCTGCTGGAATGTCGCACCAGCAAGCCGAAGCTCGAACGCCTGGATCTGTCGCCGCATGATCGTTATTCTACGTGGTGTCGATTTTGATTTTTTTCTAGCCATGTCAAACTTTCTTTGTGTCAACTAATTTTGGCTTTAATCCCATGTCCGACATTCGCTCCAAAGTCACCGCACAATACTTTGGTTCGATCTCCATTCCATAACATATACGATTGAGTTGTTCGGCGGCGACCATTGTGGTTCCTGAGCCTATGAATGGATCTAAAATATAATCGCCTTTGTCAGTATGGACATCCATTGCCCATCGAGGTAATACTACAGGAAAACCTGCATCATGATAGGCTCGAATATTTTCGATCTCTTCGCCAACCGCTGTTGTCCATACAGCTTTCAATGATTTCTTTGTGTCTCTAACGATTTCAGTAGCCCCGCCAGGTTTTCGCAATGTCCATAGGTGTTCCCACTCGCCATGATGAGGAATTGTAGACTTTAATCCCCACCACGGCATGGGCAACGCACCATAGGGCTTTACCCAAATCCTATGGGCATGAAACAACCAGCCATGAGAACGAAATATAGTCCAATAGTCAGCCGCTGTGAAATGAATACATTGTTCTTTTTCGCCTGTCAATTCTTTAGCGTGTGTCCTAGCGTGAATGTCACCGAAATTCCAGAATACATAGGCACCAACAGGGAAACGATCAATCATCCATTTAGATAACTTCGTGACAATATCAATCAACTTCTCATAGGATAATACTTTTTCATAATCAAGTCCCACACAATAGGGAGGACTAGTAAGGCACATCGTAAATTTTATCTTCCGTACTAAAGTATCCAAATTAGTAGCGTCTGAACTATCCCCACACATCAAACGATGACGACCAATCTCCCAAACCTGACCACGTTTGACTTTCCATTTCTTCTGTAATTCGTCAGCTCGATCAATCTGTGCTTCGGGGGCTTCTTTCGTTTCTAATTCAATCCCTTCGCGCTTGGCAATATCACCAAGTAATTGCTGAATGCGTTCGTTATCCGAATCAATGCCAGTCATCAGCTCCGCTAGAATTTCCTTATCGGCTACCGCCATCGCCGTGATCGGATCGAAGGTCGCCAGCAATACCATCTCCTCATCTTCGCTGACATCAATATATTTGACGGGTACGGTCTTCTGTTCTTGGGAAATGGCAAGTGCAACGCGCAGGTGTCCATCAAGAACGAAGCCGGTTCGCTGGTTCACGATGATGTCATCAACCCAGCCGACTTCATCCAAAACGCCTTCGAGCGCTTCCTGTTGTGATTGCGGGTGAATGCGCCAGTTCCGAGGATTAGCCAATAGCTGCAGTGGATCTACTTCTTCATAGCCGATGATGCGATTTTTCCACATGCTTTTATATTAGCACAACATTGAATTGGCGTAAAATTGGCACTTGACAATACATATCAAATAGTGTATATTTATTATACAGAAGGAGACAGCAAATGAACCCCTGCCAACACGAGCCCATACCTACAAGAAACCCTTGGTATAACAAATGCCGAAAGTGTGGCCTTGTCTATGAAACCGAATATTACCTATGGCACAAGGAAAAATGTGACACTAGTTCTATGGCCAAAGATTGGCGCGAATACTGGAAAGCAAAATCTTCCAAAACTAAAACTTCATCTGAAGAATGGGATCGTAAATATGATCGTGGAGGCGCAAGCAAATGAACGCCCAATTGATCGAATCCAAAGTCACCGTACAATTCAGAATAGCATGTTTGTTGATCGGCTACGAAGCGGCTAATGCGCTATTCGACAGCTTCGGCTTGAATGATGATGCAACCTGGAATGGCAAGGACGAAGAGGCCGAAGCGGTTGTGGAAGCGTTGCTTGTGGCTGAGATGGAGGCACTTTAATGTCTCACACACCTGGACCTTGGACATACTACCCACCAATTATGGATGATAAGACTGGCGTTATTATCAATGTTGGCGCTAGAGAAGAAAGTATTATCGCGACACTTCATCATCCACTTGGCGAGGGCGAAACACTTGATGCCAACGCCCGCCTGATTGCCGCCGCGCCTGATCTGCTCTTGTGTCTAAAGATGCTTATCATTGATATGGAACATTTAGTTCCTGACGGTAATACAACTATCGCAATGGCAAAAGAAGCAATCCGCAAAGCGAGAGCGGTATCATGAACGAAACCCTAAAGGATCTTATTGAACAAACAGAGAAACGAATAGTTGATTCAGCGCGACAACCAGTGATCGACAAGCTGGAAAAAGCGCTTGAGATCAATCGGGAAATGCGTGAAGTTCTGGAACATGCTGTGAGCTGGGGACATGGATTTGAAGGTGTTGGTCCACGTCCCGAGTGGTTGACAGAAGCCGAGGAAGTTCTAGCAAAAGGAGACAGACAATGACAGAAGATGAATATGTTCCGAAAGTGCGTATAAAATTTACTTGCCCACATTGCGGTCTTGAACAACACAGATATTTACCTATCAAGAGTTATTCCGATACGCACTTAACAACTTGTGACCACGAAAGCGGAGGATGCGAGAAATTAGTCGCCATCCATCTTGTTCCAAGGTTCGATGTATTTACCTATATTTTGACCGAGAAAAATTGGGAAAATTGAAAGGAGACAGACGATGACCGAGAATGACAAACAAGAAATAACACTATCCGCAAAGGAAACAAGGATAGCACCGTGGGGTGATCGAAACGAAATCCGTGAGATTGCTCGTCGTGTTCAACTTATGGCTCCGGGCGCAAAGAAACTCAACGAAACCGAAGCACTAGCACTTGCTCAAGGAGCGGTGGCACATGGACTTGATCCCTTCAATGGAGAGATTTGGTTCATCCCAGGATCAGGTCTTATGGCTGGCATCAAAGGATTGAGAAAGGCCGCACGACAGCAACTAGATGGAAATTTCTGGACAGAATTCAATGAAATCACAGATCCAGATGAACGGGCATTGTTGATGATCCCCGAAGGAGCATTGGCTTATAAATGCTTGGTTCGGGACAGCGAAACAATACGAACCTATTCTGATGGATGGAAGGATCTAAACGATGCTGGCGTTCCGGTTGAAATAATTCCTGATCTGATAGGCCGCAAACCATATACTCAAGGTATTGGCTATCTCAAGAAGGGCGAATCAACCAAGATGGACCCTGCTCAAGTCGCTATGAAACGAGCTGAAGCCGATGCGCTCAAGCGTCGCTTCGATCTTCCATTCGCAATTCCATCTCAACCGAATGACATGCCTATCATCATTGATGGTGAATGGGTTGAAGCAACAGGCGAAGATGACGATCTTGGAAAACGCGCGGCCGAAGGATCAACAACGCTATATGGTGAAGATGAGCGACCACGATCATCTGAAATACTTAAGAAATTCCTTGTTGAGAAATCCTTAGATATGAAAGCAAAAGGATTGACGAGGATTGAACAAACACAACGAGGAAAAATGGTCGGTGTTCTCAACCGCATCTTCGCAGGCCCAAACGCTGATGAAGATCGACATGCGCTTTGCAAGGGAATATTTGATGAAGCCAGTTCAAAGAAATTGAAGGCTTATCAGGTTGGAGCAATCAATTACTGGCTTGACACGAAGAAAGATTCAGGTGGCGAATACGTTCCCGATCACATGAGCGTCACAGAAGCCGTTGCCTTTGTCGATCATCTCGTTGAAACAGAACAATATGACCGGGAGGCTGTTGATGAAAAATAGACTGCTTGAAATCTTCGAGGATCCGCTTCGGGAATATGCCAAACTCACCGATAAGCAACGGGAGGCCGGAAGACTGGCCTCCCAAGGCTTGTTCAATGATGAAATCGCCGAAGCCATGAACACCACGATCTTAGCCGTCGCTTCGCTAATGCGGCAGATCCACTACAAAACCGGGATGAAGAAAGACGGGCTTGTGAGGAACTTCATCAAGCAGATCAAGAAAGCTATTCAATAAAAGGAGACAGCAATGTTTGAGGAAAATATAACGATCACCGATCCGAAAGCGTGGACAGATTTTATGCAAAGCGTGAATGAAAAATGGTTCCGTTATTTTGTCGATGGTCGCAGGGTTGTCAAACCCCAATTCATGAGAATTGTATCGTTCAAATATCTTGAGCCTGAGATTGAAGAACACAAATGTCAAGAATGCTTCGGAAGCGGCGAGATCATAAGCCAATATCACGCAATCACTGAAGGAAATGGCATAATCGCTTGTCCAGCATGTGGTGGCAAAAAAACCGTAATGAAACCAACAGGCCCCGGTGTTGTCGGTTCTTCTATTGTGATTGAAGAAGGTATTGTGTCTATATCGGTGCGCGTTGGTGGAGAAATGATCTCAAAGAAATTCCGTCATCTTCGTGGTTGCGTGAGTGCTGACAATCGAACTGGTAGCACAAGATTTGAAGAATTGAAAGGAGACAGCAATGACAAACCAAATCGCTAAACACTTAGATGAACTTGCAAAGGCACGTTTAGAGCGAGATGAGTTGGCCGATGAAATCGAAGCAATGATCAACTCGGTAATACCGCCAGAAGTTCAAGAACGCATTGATGCAATCAGAGCAGAGTTGGCCCCCAACATGGATTCTCTGAATGAAACTATTTCCAATATGGAATCCAACATCAAGGAGCAAGTTCTTCTGGCCGGCGAAACCGTGAAAGGATCTGTCCTTCAAGCGGTTTACAACAAAGGTCGCACATCGTGGGATAATAAGGCACTCGACGGATATGCCAAAGCCCATCCCGAATTGCTTGAGTTTCGATCTGAAGGTAAGCCGTATGTTTCGATCCGTTAGGTGTTGCTTCGAATGATGCAACAAAATAAAGCCCCTTCTCAGAGAAGAGGCTTTTCAAGGCCAGCAAAAGGAGACAGCCTGAAACTGGCCTTGGCATCTCTATCATACATCATATTTTGAAATTCGTTGCACAATTCTT